GAAATAGAATCAGTTGCTTTAGATAAATTTAAATGCTTCTCAAGAATATTTCCTTGAATTCCAGTTACTGATCCATCATCATCAATAACTGCAATATGAATTCCATCATTTTTGCTATTTCTATCTAGAGCATACTGAGTAGTAACTGGTTTTGGTGCGATTGACTTCCAGTATAAACTTGTATTTGTAAGATTTAATGTTTGTTGATCATACCAATCTATTGCAGATGTAGAAGTTGTATTAGATCCTGTATTAACTCCAACACTATTTACAAAGTATAAAGTATCAGATGTTTCAAAAGATGAATATCTAGATCCTTCTGAATAAATTATTTGAGTTTCAGTTCCCGCAGAAGAAACTCTTGATACAATTTTTACATCAATTGTAGATCCACCATTTACAATATCGGTAGAAACTCCAGTAATAATTCCTTTCAAATAACCTGAAAAACTAGTTACAGTACCAACACCAGCAATATTCGTGGAAATTCCTACTGTAACACCTGCTCCAATGGTAGCACCTAAAGCGGAAAGATTAGTTGTGTTGATACCAATAATCTGATCTGCCTTATCATCAATTACACAAACTTTAAGATTATTTGCCCAAGTTCCTGGAGTCTTTGCTGCAAAGTGATAACTTCCAGTTTCTTGAGAATTATAATCATCAAAGTTTTTAATATCAACTGTTGTAGTATTATTATACCCAACTCTTGCATTTTTTAGATTATTATCATCAACTCTCACAACTTTTAAAATTCCACCATATGAGAGATAAGATGCAGCACTCATCCAATACTCATATTGTCTATCAGAAGAAAGAGGTTTACCAAAAGATTTGATTAATTCTTGCTCTGTTGAAATATCAATAGGTTCATTTACTGGTCCAATTGAAAATGGTCCAGCAATTGCACCAATATTATCTAATACATTTTCTGCTCTTCCTACGGTTAAATCAACCTCTCTGGTGATTATACCAGGTGACAATTGGGGAGTTGCCATTTTCTCTCCTTAGTTCTCATTTATCTAAAAACTATTTATTATTTTGTTTATTTACATATAGTCCCACATATAAGACATATCACCATATTCATCAACAAACCAACGATCACCATTTACATCTACAAAATTAGTGCTTTCATTACCGTCAACTATAAATCCAAAAGGAGACATATCTTGCTCTATTTGATTTTTTTGATCTTCATATAATCTTTTTCTAATGTCTTGATCTGTAAGTTCTTTAAAATAATCTTGTGCTACTAACCAAGCATAAATCACTAAGCACATAGCTAAGTCATCATTACATCCATCTTCAGCTTCAAATGAATTTGTTTTTTGAATAAATGTAGTAAGTTCTGAAATTATATCATAATCATTAAAATATAATTTATCCTCTTCTATAATGGTTTTAAGATTTAATGCTCCAACTTTTTTAACAGTTTTTGACATCTTTACTCCAAGTTGAGTTTTCTTTCCAGAAAATCCTTGACCAACTACTTGACCAGCTCTTCCTCTCATAGAGCACATTAAAACATTTTGATATTCCAAATCATAATGTAATAAAGATGCTACTTGATCTCCTATATCATTAACTTCACATAAAATATAAGCGTTATTATAATTTTTAGCAACTTCAAAAATTATATTTGGAAATAACATTGGTTTTATTTCATTGTTTCTATATTTTGCTACTAATTTATGAGGAAATTGTGTTATATCAATAACCACGAATGCTGAATAATCTGCATTTACACCTCTTGCAACATCCACTGTAATTACATAGTCGTGTTCTTTTATTGGATTTTCGTATATATCAAGACCAGCATTTCTTTTTATTGGTGAATCATAAACCAAACTTCTAAGTTTTGAAGGTGCTATAAGTGTATCTACAGATCCTAAAAATTCACATTCAAATTCAACCTTAAATTGTTCTGCAGAAGTATTTGCGATAGTTTGCTTTTTCCATTCTTCATCTCTTCCAGGAACTTCTGACCAATGAACATCTGTTGGAACATACTCATTCTTCTTTTTTTCAGCATCGTGCCACATACGATAGAAATGATTCATACCGTGTGGAGTTGAAACTATAATAACCTTAGTACTTTTACCAGAAGTAATCGTAGGATATACTGAAGCAAAAAATGAATCTGCAATATGATTTGGAACGAATGCAAATTCGTCTAAAAATAGAATATTAAATGACATACCACGCACAGCAGATGCTGAAGTAGATGCTGCTAGAATTTTAGATCCATTTTCAAGTTCAATAGATCCTCTATTCCAAGAAATAACACCCTGTTGCATCCATTTAGGAAGATTTTCATAAGCAGTTGCTAATCTACCAAGAAGTTCTCTTGCAGTTGCTGCTTTGTTTGCAAGAATTCCAATATTTACACTATCATTAAAAATAAGATAATGGAGAAGATATGAAACAACGGTAGTTGAGTTGTGTGTAGGAATAAAAGTTTTACCGCACAAAAATAAGTGATCTTCACTATCAACTTGTATACAAGCAACAGGTACACTATCAACTTTTTCTATTTTATGAATGTAATGTCTACCTTCTTGCTTTCTTTCAGATTTTGTTAAATTAATATTTTCAATTTTTCTTGGAAGATTAAATACTCTTTCTTTGGTTGAAAAAGATACTGTATAGTAATAATTTCCTTTGATTTCTTTTCTTCTTACATTTGATTTTATACCAAGAGATGAAAGCAACTCAACAACCTGTAAAATTAGATCATAATTTTTTTGATAAAATTCAAATGATCTACTATTTTTTTTAATAGATCCATCGGTATCCATTAAACCACGAAGAAGATTTAATCTATTTTCATAAGAAGAACGAAGATACTTTAATGGTATATGCTTATTCTTAATTAGATTATAGTTTTTTAATTTGGAATATAAATTTTTAATTTTAAACCTAATACAATTATCAGATTCTCTTTGATACTCTACATCAAATTTATCTTTATAAAAATTAAAATCATCTTTATGAGCAATAACTCTTCCATCAGAAGAATATCCATCTCCTAACCAAATACCAAGAAGATATGGATCAATATCTAATGTATTTTTAACAAATTTAATTGGTTTTGATTTATCTACAAATAAAGATCCCTGAACTCCTTTTCCTCTTTTATTTTTTGTTTTTGATTGATATTGATCGTATATATCCTTGGAAGTTATGACTTTCTTTCCTGTCCTCCAATATGAACTATTAACTTCCCATAAATGATCAGCATCTGCAATTATTTCTTCACCATTATCAAAGGTTATTTTATAACAATCATGATTATACATAGTTTCAGTTTTCATTACAACCGAAACAGAATTACCTGTTGGTGATAAAATATTATCTCCAACTTTAAGATCTCCCATAGTTGTCCAACCATTTGGTGTCGGAATTGGAGTATCTAATGATAAAGCTTTGCCTGTTTGCCTTGGCATCTTACATATATTAAAACGATGCTTATGAAAACGGTTTATTAACTTTTCCTGAAACTCATAGGGGTGAAATTGTGTTAAACCTTTATCTAGTGATACGATTTTAATATAATTATTTGCAAAATAAACTGGATCATTCTGACACTTAATGAACTCCTCAATTTGCTCTTGAGTAAATTCAATCGGAGTATTTGCTTTTTTCAGTAAAGGATTACCTAAATATACATCAGACATAAGAATTACCTAGTTTCTCTCCACTGAATTGTTGCATAAACATTAGTATCCGTATTTGTGGTTAGGTTTCTTACCATCACCACATAAGCATTGCTATTATTACTATCTATATTCTGCGATAAATAAGACCTTCTTGCAGTTGTTGGATTAAGTGAAATAGTTCCAGATGCTTGTTTTCCTGATGGATTATTTGCTGCAAAAAATCCAGATGCTTTCTTATCAGCACCTGTAAATGATATTGATGTTGGAGATGTATTATATTCAACAACTGAATTAGTATTCGCACTTACCCAAGAACCACCAGTGATTGAAGAAGCATCATTAATTCTCCATAGTTCAAACTTACAAGATGCAGAAGTACTTAAAAGTTCTAAATCAGTAACTCTTACAACTGATCTATTTGGAAGTCCTTTATAACTATTCTTCAAACGAATTGCCATAACG